AAATGAGCAGACCACATTCCGTAGGTAAGAATCTTACTGCTAATACATTGACAACAATGTTTACTGTTCCAACTAGGAACATTGCTAAGTGGACTTTATTATATGCTTACAACGGCACAGCCTCTGCTAAGAACTTCAGAGCATTCTGGTACGACGCTTCTGAGAATGTAGAGATTGCTGTAGTCTATGATTATTCTTTAACTGCTAAGAACTTCTTACGCATTGATGGACAAGCCCATGTGGTTTTAGATGAGCATGACGAGATTCGTGTATTAATTGAAACTGGTGCAACGAATGCAAGCTGTATTGTAACATTAGAATTAGAACAACGCAGTACCGTACAGAACTATAACTAAGGAGTAGTAATGCCACTCGCTAAAGGTAAGTCACAGAAGACAATCAGTAAGAATATCTCTAAGATGGTCAAAGAAGGTCGTCCACAGCGTCAAGCTGTAGCAATCGCATTATCAACCGCTAAAGTAGCTAAACCCAAGAAGAAAGGTAAGTAATATGCCAATGGTCAAAGAGAAGAAGTTCCCCTATACAACTAAGGGTAAGAAGCAAGCTAAGCAGTATGCTAAGAAGACTGGTGCTAAGGTAGTTGCTAAGCCTATAAAGAAGATGGGAGCAATGCGTGGCTACTAAACCCGGCTTGTATGCCAATATCGCCGTTAAACGCAAGCGTATCGCCGCAGGATCAGGCGAGAAGATGCGTAAGGTAGGTTCTAAAGGTGCGCCATCGGCTAAGGACTTCAGAGATGCCGCTAAAACAGCTAAGAAGAAGAAATAATGGTTAAGAAGGTATATCAGGACCCTAAAGGCGGTTTAAACGCCAAAGGAAGGGCTTATTTCAAGCGAACTGAAGGAGCTGACCTCAAGCCTCCAGTTTCGGCTAAACAGGCTGCAAAGTCCCCTAAAGCGGCTGGAAGACGAAAGAGCTTCTGTGCAAGGATGGGAGGCGTTAAAGGTCCGATGAAGGACGAGAAAGGCAGACCTACCCGTAAAGCCTTGGCATTAAAGAAGTGGGATTGTTGAGATTTTACTTGACAAAACAGTCAAACTATGATAGGATAACGCATGGCTTCGTTTAATTATATTCAACTCGTTAATGACGTACTAATTCGCTTGCGAGAGCCAGAGGCTTCTTCGGTATCGGATAACGCCTACGTTAAGCTCATTGCTCGATATGTCAATGATTCTAAGCGTCAGGTTGAGGATTCCTATAATTGGAATGCTTTAACTGAGACACTATCAGCAACGACAACGGCTGATGTATTTAACTATGTTCTTGTTGGTTCAGGACAACGCTTTCGTGTTATCGACGTGTTAAATGACACTGATAACTTCTTTGTTGAGAATGCTCCTACGGTGTGGATGGATCAGCAGTTTTTGTTAACAACTGCACAAAAGGGCAGTCCAAAGTATTATAACTTTAACGGTACTAATGCTAACGGCGATACACAGGTTGATTTGTTCCCGATTCCTAACGGAACTTATAATTTACGATTTAACCTAATTAAACCACAAGAACCATTAGCAGTTAATGCTGATGTCTTATTAGTGCCACATGAGCCAGTCATCTTAGGTGCGTTGGCTAGGGCGCAAGCAGAGCGTGGTGAAGACGGTGGCGTACAGTCTGGTGAGACTTATTTATTATATCGCCAAAGTTTATCCGATGCGATTTCATTAGAATCGAATCGTTATATTGAAGAAACTCAGTGGAACTGGGTCTAAATGGCTAGTCAACTCTTAACGCAATCCATTGCTGCTCCGGGCTTTTACGGACTCAATCTACAAGAGTCTAGTATTACCTTGTCGTCTGGCTTTGCATTAAAAGCACAGAACTGTGTTATTGACAAGTACGGTCGTATCGGTGCAAGACGAGGCTGGACACCTGTTAATACGACTATCAATGCAGATTTAACATCTAGTAATCCAGTAGAGTTTATCTTTGAAGTAGTGACCGGTGGTGGTACAGATGTACTTAGTGCTGGTAATAATAAGTTATTCGTAGGAACAACTACGATGACTACTAAGACAGTACGCAATACGACTAATAGTGGTGATGCAACATATACTATTACAGCTAACAACTGGCAAGGTGCGGCTCTATCATACGGCGATGTAAACGATTTTCAGCCTCATGTCTATTTAGCACAAGCAGCACACCCTATGTTGGTGTATCATGAGTTACCTGTTTCTGGTAATCCTTTTGGATCTCACGATAGTGGTACTTTTGGTTTCCAACGAGTAGGTGACGCAGCTAAACTACCATCTAATCACAACACAGCATCGTTTATGCCTAGTTGGGTTATATCTGCTTACGGTAGGGTTTGGTGCGGTGGCATCAGTGGAGATACACAGACTGTCTACTTTAGTAACTTATTAGAAGGCTCTGACTTCTTAGATGGTTCTGCTGGTTATATTAATTTAGAAGAGGTATTACCTAACGGAGACCCTGTAGTTGCTGCAGCAGCACACAATGGATATATTATATTCTTTGGTAAGAAGAACACAGCAATCTACGCTAATCCTTTAGATACTGCTTCGTTAACCTTAGTAGAAATATTAAACAACGTAGGATGTATTGCTCGTGATTCAGTTCAGAGCTTAGGCACAGATGTATTATTTTTATCCGATGCTGGTGTGCGTAGCCTCTCACGAGTGATTCAAGAGAAGTCGCTACCAATGCGTGATATCTCTAAGAATGTTCGTGATGAACTAATGTCGGCAGTAGCGTCAGAAACAGACTTAACTAAGATTAAGAGTATCTATTTTGAACGTGATGCTATTTATCTATTAACGCTACCGACTACAAAGTTTGTCTATTGTTTTGACACGAGAGCTGCCTTGCAAGACAACTCAATGCGTGTAACAATTTGGGATAGTTTAGAGCCAAAGGCATTATGTGTAACACAGGATAGAAACCTACTGATAGGTAAGCCGGGCTACATTGGTAAGTACTTTGGATACAGCGACAACACGACCGCTTATCGATTACAGTACTATACGAACTACTTTGACTTTGATGCTGCTACTTCATTAAAAGTATTAAAAAAGATTGGTTGGGTACTGATTGGTGGTACGAATCAGGCAGTAGCTATTAAGTGGGGTTTTGATTACACTGAAGGCTACCAAGCTACTACTTATAGCCTAGACCCTGCTACAGTATATGAGTATAACAATTCTACTGTAGACACGATACCGGGATCATCAGAATACAACATTGCTGAATATAGTTCAGGTATTGTATTGGACCGCTTCTCTGTTAATGCTGGCGGTCAAGGCACTGTCATGCAATTAGGATTAGAAGCAGACATCAATGGCAATCCTCTGTCGATACAGAAGATTGACGTAGGAATCAAAAAAGGAAAGACTTTAATCTAAGGAACGGATATGAGTAATTACACAAAGGCTACTAACTTTACAGCTAAGGATGGATTACCTACTGGTAACTCAGGTAAGATTGTTAAAGGTGCTGAGATTGATACGGAGTTAACTGCGGTAGCTTCCGCTATCTCTTCTAAAGCAGACTTAAATAGTCCTGCTCTAACAGGAACTCCTACAGCTCCTACAGCATCTGTAAATACTAATACAACCCAATTAGCTACAACTGCGTTTGTTCAGACACAGATTGCTACAGCCTTGACAGGCGTAATCGTAATGTGGTCTGGTTCAATTGCCACCATTCCTACTGGATGGGTTTTATGTAACGGCTCTAACAGTACTCCTGATTTACGTAATAGATTTATAGTTGGTGCTGGTTCAACTTATTCTGTTGATGCTACTGGCGGATCAGCTACAAGCACTTTAACATCAAACGAATTACCTGCACATACACATAGTTTGTCTGCATCGGGAACTACTAGTGGACAAAGTGCAGGACATACACATACTTTTAGTGGAACGACTTCAGGACAAAGCGCAACACACAGCCATAGTGTTACAGATCCGGGACATACTCATGCATCTCAAGCCAGTAAAGATAATAGCGGATTAGGTAATCCCGGAAATAGCGAAACCTATACAAGCACTGGAGCAGGAGGAGGTATTACTACAACTTCTTCGACTACTGGTATTTCTTTAGGCAATGCTGACGCAGACCATACACATACCTATAGCGGAACAACTTCTGCTGTATCTGGAGATCATACACATACTGTAACAGTTACTGGTACTTCTGGCTCTACTGGTAGTGGTGCTTCGTTTACGAACTTGCCTCCGTACTATGCGCTGGCATTTATTATGAAAACCTGATGGTTAAGATTCCTGTCATAATTAGACCGGATTATAAGTTCTACATAGAAGAGTATCAAGGTCTACCATTTATGCACTGCGATGTGCATAGCTGGAGTCCAAAAGTATTTAAAGAGTTAAAGAAAGATTGGAATAGTTTTACAGAGTTACACGGTGGTCCGTTATATTGCTGCAAAGAACACGAGACAACTGGTTATT